GTTATGATAGACTAAGAGATAACTTATATAGAAAGGAAAAAAATGACTAAAGAAATAATGCCACTTAGTTTGTGGTCAGATGATAAAGGCAAAAAAATATTTAAAGTAAAACAATATTATACTTTAACTGTTGAGCAATATGTCAAAGCAGAAAATAGAGATGAAGCATTTGATATATGGTTGGATCATGGTGGTGTCATTCATGATAAAATTGACAAATATATAACTCAGGAAAAGTTTGATCAATGTGAAACATCTTTTGTTGATGTTGATACTCCTGATACTAAGATTGAATATGTTGGAACTGTAACAAGACTTAGTAAAGATGATCCTTACGAAATGGAATGTAATAGAGATGTTCCAGAAGTTGAGAATGAAGAAAAAATAGTTCCATTTAACAAACAATTTGGGAGACACGCATGAATAAAAATAAAAAATCTTCTATGCAAAAACCTTTATTAAACCAAGATATCTATAAAGATTTAAATTATGATATCATTAATAAATGTAGAGATGCTTTAATTGTTTCTTTTGAATCAATATCAAAAGAAGAAAATTTTACTTATGCTGAATTTACTAAAAGAGTAAATAATCATAAGAAAATATTAGACATGTTTGAGACTAACGTTAAAAACTTATGGAGTTAATATGAAAATAAATAACTTAGAAGATTTAGCTACACACCTTATTGATAATTGGAGAGCTGGTAATTATACCGGCGCTTATGATGATCAAGATTGTTTATTAGGTGGCAGAGAAATGTCTGAAATTTTTATCGAGCAAGCACGCAAGAAATTAGCTGGAGAAGAAGAAGCTGAAATTATGTGGCATGCTGAACGCGTTGAAGAATGCGTTGAAGAGATGGCAAGCAAATTTTGTTCATATGACTGATTGGAAAAAAGAGTGGTTAGATATGCCTGAGTTTAAACAAGAAAAGAAAGAAGCTCATGCAAAAATAATTATTCGTTTTGATAATGAAAATGATTTGCAAGAATTTGCTAAACTTATAAATCAACCTCTAACTAATAAAACTAAAAGTATTTGGTATCCAAAATTAATTAGAGGTTTAAATTCAAATAAAAGATATGTAGATGAATCCTAAGTATCCGGTTTATGTAATATCTAAAAATAGATCTGATAGACTTTTAACAATTAGAGAACTTGAATTAATGCAAGTTCCTTATAATTTGGTTATTGAACCACAAGAATACAATCAATACGCTGAAAAAATAAACAAATTTAAAATTATTGTATTGCCGTTTGGAAATTTAAATCAAGGATCTATTCCAGCACGTAATTTTGTTTGGGAACATTCTATTTCTAAAGGACATGAGAGACATTGGATACTTGATGATAATATTGAGGGGTTTCATAGATTAAATCATAATATGAAACCAAAGGTAACTTCAGGAACTATATTTAAGTGTGCTGAAGATTTCACAGAACGTTATACTAATGTAGCTTTGTCTGGTTTTAATTATTATAGTTTTTGTAAGACAACAGATAAGGTTCCGCCTTATTATTTAAACACAAGGATATATTCTTGCATATTAATAGATAATAAAATTCCATATCGTTGGAGAGGAATCTACAACGAAGATACTGATTTAAGTATTAGAGTTTTAAAAGATGGTTTATGCACTATTCTATTTAATGCTTTTCTTGCAGGTAAAGTTACTACAATGAGAATGAAAGGTGGCAACACAGACGAATTATATAAAAATGATGGTAGAAAGAAAATGGCTTTATCATTACAGGAACAGCACCCAGATATAGTTAAAGTTGTTTGGAAGTTTAACCGTTGGCACCATCAAGTTGATTACAGCAAGTTTAAAGCTAATAAATTAATTAGAAAACCTTTATTAAACTTATCTAATGAAGTTAATAATTACGGAATGAAATTGGTAACAATCTAATGGACTACGAATTTACTCTTGTTCTATTTGTTCTATATTTTCTGTCTCAGGTTTTGATTTCGTTTCTTTAACTGATTCAAAATCGGCTTCAACAAGTAATCCTCTGTGATCTTCTAATATTTGTTTCATTTTAGCTTCTAATTCAGCTGGTGTTAATGAATCAACGCTCCCGTATTTAATAATTTTTTGATCTATATATAATCCTGCGGCTTTACCTCTAGCAACTTCCGCATTGATTGCCGCACTCCACGCTCCTTTATTTCTAGATTCTTCCCTAAGTTTTGCAAGTTCGCTTATATGGTTCTCAAATGTAACTTCGTATTTCTGTTGGACTTCTTCTCTAAGTTCGCCAATGTATTTAGCAAGTAATGGAAACTTTCTAGGATTACGTAATTCAGAAGCTGTTATCCTAGCTCTGTCTTCTTCGTATCCTGCTTGTCTTGCGCATTCAGTTGCTGTTAGTCTACCTTCATTGTAAACTAGTAGTTCAGCAAATTTTATTTGCATCGGAGTTAATTGTTTTGGAACACCCATATATTGACAAATATCGTAACAATGAGTATATGTCAATCGGGGCTGGCTTACGAGAAGATGAAAGATTTTTGCCTTCAGATACTGAGCCCCATTTAAAAAGGTATGATCAATAGTAAAACATTATTAGACGTATTATCTAGACTTCTTAAAAAATCAGAAGCCGCTTCTAATGCAAGGATCCAGGTCCAAATGCCTAACGGCGATCTTCATGACATTACAGAAATTAAATTAATGGAAAACATGGTTATTGGACAACTTGAAACTCATAGATTGGTATTAAAAACAGAACCTCAAAGACATAAAATGTCTAAAGTTATAAGATCAAATCAGATTGTATAGGTTACGTTGAAACCAGAATCTAAATTTTGGAAAGAAGTTAAGAAAAATACTCCTAAAATTTCTTGGACTAGACTTGAATCTTGGGCTTCTTTTGGCGTTCCAGATCTATTAGGATACCACGAATCTTGTGGTTTCTTTATGGTTGAGCTCAAAGTAGCTACAGGTAACAAAATAAGACTTTCACCGCATCAGATTTTGTTTCATACGATACATTCTAAACGCAATTTTATCTTAGTAAAAGCCGACGCTCCTCGATCCGCAATACTTTATGAAAGCTCCGAAATTAACAATCTACAATCCGATATCCGGAAAGCCAAAATTTGCGCCCGGGATAGTAATTGGCCAGATATACAGTCCAAACTATTAGGGGAAAGTTAAAAGCCGTTAACTAACTACCAACGGCTTTTAGTCTTCCGCGATTCGCGGTACTTCTTATCGAAGTCGTCCTTATCGTTAATGTCTTTGCTGATTGCGTACCAACAGAACAGCACGGCCACAAGCAACGACAAGCAAACACCGGACATAATGAACGCGTAAAGGTTTTCTAATATATCAATCATTAAGCAGCTCCTTTGTTGTTAGTTTTTAATATAGATGCCATAGTCTTTATCAATAGAATAGGCATCAATTCTCTTATAGTTTTTATTTAAGTATCTTGTGCAAGCACTTAAAGATTTAAAGTTTTCAATCTCAAAGTCTTTGCCCTTGATATTCTCAAACAATATGACCTCATTATCATATTGGACGAGTGCTATTTTATGCTTAGTCATTAAGCTGCCTTTCTGTTTTGTTTAGGTTCAAAGCTAAGAATAACATTAGCCATAAAATCAAAGTAATTCTTTTGTACTTTTGATTTTAACTTATCGCTTGGGTTTTCATCTATAGAACCCATGTCAACGGCTAGTTTAATTATATCCTCATAATAAAATGGAATGTCCAAAGCTAAACCAGATAACCATTCAGACATGGCTTTATATTTTCCCATTCTATCAACGTTCCATTTATATTCAGAATAAAAACGATCAAAGATATAATTGATCTTATCTTGCTCCGTTTTTAATATATTCCCGTCGTTGTCTAATTCAATACAATCAAGAATATAGTTTTTGTAGTTTTGTTTGTATTTTGTATGATGTAGCTTCATTGTCTTCTCTCCTTGTTTAGTTGTTAGTTATATCAGCTTACATAACAAGGTTAACTGATTCATCTTATATATTCCCATAACAATAATAAGTCAACAATAAATATTTCTAAACGAATCACGATCCAAGATCAACGAACCGCGATAAGTCAATGCGACATAGTGTCGCAGGCGCGCCTGGCTTAATACAACCTACGGTTGTAAGCGTAGGCGTGCGGTATCCTACCAAGATATAATCAATTCTCATTCTGATTAGTATTAGTATCTTCTCAAACCTGTAATAGAATATCCCATACTATTAATAATAAGTCAAACGATATACCTGCGACATAGTGTCGCAGGCAATACAACTATAGGTTGTGCGCCCGGCTTCGCCGGGTTCCCGGAGCTTTAAAATTTCCAGGCCGAATAAAAACTCCTGGCGCTTCGCGCTTCGCGGTTCGATGCACACGGAACGCGGTAAGTCAATGCGACAAATTGTCGCACCCGGTTCCCGGGCTTCGCCCGGCTGTGATGATTGTGCAACGGTGTTACTCTAACGCAACATACAACTCTAGGTTGTGCGCCCGGCTTCGCCGGGATCCCGGAGCAGGTGAACCGCTGTTGCGGTTCACTCCCATCGCTCCGCGGATAGCGGTGCTGTTGCACCGCCCACCCCGCGTCGCGGCTCGGGCTACTGCGCCGCTGTTGCGGCGCGACGCCCGGCTTTGATCCCATTGCTATCCGTAATCGGATTCGATTTAGAAAGTCGAAAGATCTTGCTCCCCCCAGGGGGCAATCCTGGAAAAAGGGGACCCAAGACTTACCCCTAAAACCGGGTTTTAGACATAGGGGGGAGGTAAAATCGTTTTAATAATAAATATTGATATTGCCAAAAAATTTTATAAAAATTTTTACGGGTGGCTTTTTTGCAATAGAAATGTTAAATAATTATAGGTGTGAATATACTATGTCAAAAGAATTAGAATTATTAAATAAACTTCCTCCTGATGCACGTAAGGAGTACATGAAGTATGCTATTTCTCTTTCTGAAAAAAGAGAACAAGAAAAAGTAAATAATGATTTCCTTTCTTTTGTAAAAGCAGTATGGCCAGATTTTGTAGAAGGTAAACACCATAAAAAAATTGCTGAACAATTTAATAAACTTGCAGAAGGAAAGATTAATAGATTAATTATTAATATGCCTCCTAGACATACCAAGTCAGAGTTTGCATCATTCTTACTTCCTGCATGGATGATTGGTAGACAACCTAAATTAAAAATTATTCAAACAACCCATACAACTGAACTTGCAGTTAGATTTGGTAGAAAAGCAAAACATTTAATTGATAGCCAAGATTATAAAAAATATTTTAAAACTACATTAAGAGAAGATTCACAAGCCGCGGGCCGATGGGAAACGGATCAAGGTGGTGAATACTTTGCAGCCGGTGTAGGTGGAGCAATCACAGGTCGAGGTGCGGATTTATTAATTATAGATGATCCACACTCTGAACAAGATGCTATGAATCCCGAAGCGTTGGAACGTGCTTATGAATGGTATACTTCTGGTCCAAGACAGCGATTACAGCCGGGTGGTAAAATAGTTGTGGTTATGACACGTTGGTCGTTGAAAGATCTTACCGGAGCGTTGATCGGGGCTCAGAAAAGTTTAAAATCTGATCAATGGGAAGTCGTTCAGTTTCCAGCAATTCTTCCAACTAATAAACCTGTATGGCCAGAGTATTGGAAGTTATCAGAATTAGAATCAGTTAAAGCATCTTTAAGTTTACAAAAATGGAATTCACAATGGATGCAAAATCCAACTTCAGAAGAAGGTTCGATCATTAAACGTGAATGGTGGCAGAAATGGGATAAAGATTATATTCCAGATCTAGAACATGTCATACAAAGTTATGATACTGCATTTATGAAAAAAGAGACTGCCGATTATTCTGCAATCACTACCTGGGGAGTATTCTATCCAACGGAAGATAGTGGACCTAATCTAATATTATTAGATGCATTAAAGAAACGATTAGAGTTTCCAGAACTTAGACGTGAAGCTTTACAACAATATTATTATTGGAAACCTGATTCAGTGGTTGTGGAATCAAAAGCATCAGGATTACCATTAACTTATGAATTACGTAAGATGGGTATACCTGTTATCAACTTTACACCCAGCAAAGGAAATGATAAACATTCTAGGATAAACGCCGTTGCACCACTTTTTGAAAGTGGTCAAATATGGGCGCCAGAGGCGGACTTTGCAGAAGAGGTTATTGAGGAATGCGCGGCATTTCCTTTTGGAGATCATGATGACCTCGTAGACTCAATGACACAAGCATTAATGAGATTTAGACAGGGAGGATTTATAAACCATCCTGAGGATTATGAAGATGAACCAGTTATTCACGACGACAGAGAATATTACTAATGAGCACATTAACTTACGATAAAGATTTACATATTTTTTTAGATGCAGAAGGTAATCCTGCAACTCAAGAAGATAAATTAATTTGGGCAGCTCAAAACCCAGTAGTCACTTTAAAAAATGGAAAACAAGAAGTTGTAAATATAGATGAACATGCCAAAGAAATAGTTGAGCATATGAAAAAAAATAATATAGACCCATCTTTAATTCCAGATATTGCTAGCCAAATAGGTAGTGGTCAAAGCGCTCAGGATATAATAGCTAATCTATTTAAACCTAAAATCCCTGTACAAATGCCAGAACAAAATGTACAAGAACCTTTACAATCACCTGATGTAATAATTGGGAAACAACCAACGGATATAACAACCGAAGATCAAAAC